CATGGCGGACTCATATTCTTGCGGAGTCAGGATTTCAATTTCCCGATTGTGCTTTTTCAGGTGCCGGATAAAGGCGGCCGGACTGTTCCATAGCGGAGAAGTGGTGTATATCGGGTCGTAACGACCCAGCTCGCGGCATTTGCGTTTGCCGTCGAGCTTTTCCCAAATCTCTAACTCCTTTTTCTTCATTCTCGACCTGCGCCCGAGACGGCAGAACCGGCGAGGGATGTCGTCGATTTCTTCCGGTTTCTCGGCCCGCTGTACCCAGGCCCCTCTGGACGTGCCGTCGACGTATACGACGATCTGTAGTGTGTTCCGGCCCGTACGTTCCAACGATGCGGAAACCAGGTATCCGTCACAGCGCAGATGGACGAACTCATAAATTTGGACGAGGGTAGAGGCAACCCCAGCCCATTCTGTTTTTGTGGGCTGAGTCATGACCCATCCCCTAGGCGGTAGGCATAATGCCCGCGCCCGAGACAGCGGCACGACACATTGATTCCGTTCGCTCGCAGCTCTGCGGCAATGGAGTTTACGGCGCACACGCCGGCATCCTCGATCAACTCGCGAGTAGTGTGCTCTCCGCCGTCGGCCAGCTCACGTAGGACACGCAGCAGGCGGCCGCTCTTGTGCAGTCTGGCGGCGTTCATGTTTCGATCACCCCGTTCCCCGATATGAACATGCCGGAGTGGTTGGCTCGGCGGCTGTAGAGGAAGTCTATGACGCCCGCGAAACGCTCGTCTTCCGCTTGACGCGTGATGTTGGTATGGCGGCAATCCGCCGCCCAGTCTCGCAGGACCGAGCTGAGGTGCTCTTCGTCGATAAACCAGAATCCGGTTGCGCTCATGGTATGTCTCCTCTGTCTTTCCGGTGCAGGCCGGTGCCTGCACTGGAAAAACGGCTCGTGACGTGAGCCAGCCGGCAGGGTCTCAATGGTGGATAGGTATAGGAGAACCGCCCCGTTTCCCTGCTGCCGGTGTTGGCCACACCTCCGGCTGGCGGGCGCCGTTGCGGCGCGATGCGTTCATGCTGCGACAGCCTCCTGCTCGTCTGCGCCCAGGTCCTCTTTCATTTCTTTGAGCAGCGCACTCATCATGCGGTCCAGCTCTTTGTCGACCGGCTTTATGACGGTCTTGTCCTTGCCTTGGATCTCGCTCACGCCGATCTTTTCGAGCTGGTCTTCGCTCAGGCTTTTCAGCGCCTGCTTGCTCGGGAATTCGTCGGGCTTGACCACCAGCACCGCGGCCTTCGTGGCCAGGTGCTCGCGGATCAGCGCTACCACCAGGGTGTCGCTGTCCCACTCCAGCGTGCGGAGGCCCTTCTGTAGGCCGACACGGATGCCGTGGAACACCTGGGTGCGCGGCTTCTCGAACTGGCCGGAGGCGGCATTTATCGCGCCGCTGAGGCGGCTTTCCGCCCGGGCCAGCTCCTGGACCATGATGCGAATCACCGGCATGCGGCGACGGACCAGCTTCCGGCGCTTGTCTTCGAGTGCTTGCAGTTCGGCCGCCAGGCGGTCGTGGTGGCCGCGGAAGTCGTGGCAGTAGCGCTCGATCTCTTTTAGTGCGTTCATTGGTTTTTTCCTCGATGTATCGGGTTGAAGGCTTCGTCGATAAGGCGGTATTTGTTGCGGGTCCAGACCACTACTTTGCGCAGGTCGTCGCCTTTTTTTATCCGCCCCATAGCAACCAGATGTGTCGCGTCATACGCGAGATAGGCGCTGAGCTTTCTGTTTTCCAAATAGGCTGAATCTGACATGATTACGTCCTCCATTCGATCTGGCATCCGCCGACCAGTGCGACCAGGCGGCGGGTGGTTTTGGCGCCGTCGAACTGGCGCAACACGGTGTGGCCGGTGAGCTGGCCACGGGGCGGCTCGGCGAGGCGAACCGTCGGGTTGCGTGCGCCGATGGTCGCCGCCTCCACGGTGAGGCCCAGCCGGATGACGGTTTGCAGTGCGCCATATAGGCGCTGAGCGCTGCTTTGGATGTGTTGGTTCTGGGTCATGGTCAGCCCTCCGTCCGGTTGGGGCACACGCGGCAGGCCTTTGAGAGCTGCACGCGCATGGGGTTGGTAGCGGCGAAGCGGTGGGCGCGGCGTTGGTGCTCGATGCATCGCTGGCGGGGTATTTCGCCGATGACCGGGCACTCAACTACGGCACCCATCAAGGCGCCTTCCACTGCGGTTCTAATGCGCTTCATGTCGGCTTTATAGGTTCCGGAAAGGACCTGGCTAACTGTGGTTACAGAAAACCCGATCATGTTTGCCACTGGCTTCTGCCCGGTGCTTTCGCACGCGCGCCGAAGGATTTCTAGCCACGCCATGATGTGCCTCTCCCTTGGTGGATCTCGCTGGTATTGATGTCGTACACCCATCCATCCGTGCGCAGGCGAGGGGCGGAGGGGCCGGTGTTGCGCAGCAGTTGATATACCGCGTGTCCACCCTTGCGTCCGTTGTCTTTAAGGTGAACGATGCGCAGGTAGCCGGCTCCGGTGAGGCCGCGCACGTATTGATCCGCGTTCGACTCATTGATCCCCGCAGTAGCGACAAGGTCCGGGATATTGAACCAGCGCAAGATGCGCATGGATTGCCATGCCTTATCACGGTCGGTTATGGCGCGGACGCAAGCTGCGCTGGACGATCTGTTCTTGCGTGCCATCAACGTTCCACCCTGGTCGGTGAGCCCATGAAGAAGTCGCGGCCGGCCGGCCAGTCCTTGACGCCGAGGGCGTCGAGCCCGCAGGCGCGGGCATAGCCTTCTATCTGGCTCAGGCCCACCACCATGCGGCGGATCTCTGCGCCGGCACCTGCGTTTTTCCCCTTGGGGCTGGCGGCGGCGTGGAGCTTGCCAAGCAGCGCGTCGTCGATAGCCACTTCTGCCAGGCCGTTGGCCAGCAGGCGGGCGTCGGACAGGTCAGCACCGGAGAACTCGACCCACTGGGACACCCTCCCGGTAAACTGCGGATTGCTGCGGATGCGCTTTTCGATTCCGTGCATGCCGATCAGCACCACGGGAACCACGCTGAGGTCGTGGACATCACGCAAGGTGTCGGTCAGCAATTTGCGCTCGACGACATAATCTGCCTCGTCGACGAACAGCGGGCGGTCTTCCCGCGCCAGGCCCTCGATGACGGCTTCGACCATCAGCGCGTTGCTTCCGCGTGGCTCCAGGTTCAGCTCCTGGAGGATGGCCCGCAGCATGGCGTTGGGGCTCCATGTGGCCATGGCGCGCACGTAGACGCCATGGCACTGATTGACGTACCAGGTAACGGCGGTGGTTTTTCCGTATCCGGTCGGCCCCCAAACCAGGCCGATGCCGGGCAGGCCCATCGCGCGGTCTATGAGCGCGCCCCCGGCGTCGTTTAGCCGGGAGACATTCTTTACAGGGACGGTCCTATAACGCATACTATTTACTCCTCTGTTGATGTAACTCGCGCCCCGGTTGCTGCCGGGGCGTTTCTATTTCAGTCGGCGAAATCGGCGGCTGAAAACCCGAATTCTTCAAAAAACTTCTGCTGTGAGCGGTGGCTGTCGCTGGCGCGATAGATGTCGCAGCCGCGACGCTCTTCGAAGGTGACCGCCTGATCGCCGGACTCGATGCGTTCTGCCATGCGTAACCAGTAGGCATGCACCTGGCGCGGGTCGTCGATGAGCTGGTGGACGTGCTCGCGCTGCTCCTGCTGCGCAAACAGTTGCTCCGTCTGCGCCTGAAGGACCGGGTCGACAGCGGCGGGTTGGTGCTCGATCTGTGCGGCGCCTTCTTCCCGGACCGCCTCCAGCTTGCGCTCCAGGCGGTTGACCCGACCCTGTTCGCGCTGCGCGCGGGCGTGGTCCATCTGGGTGCGGTGGAAGTAGGGGCGCTCGTTGGCCCCGCGCTCGGCGGTGCAGATCAGGGTTCCGCGCTCGTCCGCCACCCAGACCACGCTGCCGTCCTGTGGTTGGTAATGCACCCGGACATCGCGGCTATGCCAGTCCGACAACTCAGCAGAGAAGTAGCGGCCCCAGGGCAACATCACTTCGCCTCGACGTACTTTTCTTGGGTGGCTTGGAAGGATGTCGTGCAGGTCATCGCCATCCAGCACGGTGGGGCGCCAGCCTTCGGCGACGGCCTTTTCCCATGCCTGGTTGGGGGACTTGCGCTTGAGCGTCGAGTGCAGGCGGTCGTTGTAGTCGTTCAGGTCCTTGCGGCATGCACCGATGAAGTCTTCCCAGCCGAGCAGGTTCGAGCCGTCTTTATCTGCCTTTTGCAGCGCCTTTTTTACCGATTCACGGTCGACGTCTTCGCCAACGTAGACCGGCATGCTCTTGGCCAGCGGCACCCATACCGAACTGTTGAACCGCTCGATGACGCCACGCGCCTGGGCGCGGTAGGCCTCGGAAAACATAACGGTGGTGCCGACGCGCGCGCACAGTGCGCGGTGCTGTTCGCCACGGTAAGCACCGTTGTCGCTGTAGTGGATCGCAGGGATTCCATGCTCCGGGTTTAGAGCCATCTCGCGGAAGGCGCCCCAGATAGCGAGTTGCGACTCGGCCAACCAGGCCGAAAAGCCGAGGGCCTTGCGGGTGGCGATGTCCAGATAGGCAGTCAGTTCCGGGCGGAATTTGCGACCGGTGAACGGGTGGCGCACGTACGCTTTGAATAGGTGTCCGTCGACGGTGACCACGTCCATGGGCCATAGCCCGTCCATGGTGCGGCGAACGAATGGCTGGACCGCGCGGATGGCGTTTTTTCCCATGCGGCCGAATTCGCGCAGCTCCACCGGCATGGTTGCGATGTGGCGCTGGGCCGTGCGTAGGTTGGGAGCTGCGGACTCCGGGTAATGGTCTCCCCAGGTACGCAGGCACCAGGCAATTGCCGGTTTGTTGGGCTGCTGGTAGAGGGCCAGCAGTTGCGGCATCCATTTCGGAGGAGCCGACATCGGAGGCGCTTTCGGCGCTAGTTTTTGGCCTCCTGATGCGCGCTCCGTGAGCCAGCGGCGCAGCGTCGTTGCATGCACGTGGCGGAGCTTCCCTTGCCGGGCATTCGCCGCGCGCAAGGCATCCGCCACGGATGCCGGCAACGTTCCGGTGCGTGCCATGGCGGCGACCTGTTGCACTGCGTTGGTGACACCAAGCGCGGGCGTCAGCTCGTCGACCAGGTCCAGCACGATCAGTCGGTAGTCGCGAATGCTGCGCTGCCAGCCGGCCAGTGGGCGGGACTCTTCTATTTCTACTAAGGGTTGGGCGGCGGCCTCGGTGAGCTGCTCGGCGTGATTGGCGGCGTGGCGCTGGATCAGTGCGTTACGGGTGGCCTCGGGTAGAGCGCTGATGTGGTATTCGCGACCGCCGCCTCTGGCTTTGCGTGGGCGGGATTTCCAGGATTCGCGCTTGGCGCGGAGTTGCACTGCGCGGGCGGTTCCGGGCATTCCTGGAAGGCCGGATATGTCCGACGCTGTCAGCCACTCGTTCATAATTCTTGCCCGCCCAGGTCCAGCTCCGGCATGTCGAGCTTGTCGACATTCTCACGGTGCCACGCCAGACCCTGGAGGGCGTTTGTCAGGTACTCCCTGGTGTCTTCGGCGTCGTCCAGGTCTTCGTGGTAGAAGCGGATCAGCTTGGCGACGGCATCGGCGCACAGCGCTTGCAGCTCGGCCAGCGCCAGCTCGTCGGCGCGGCGTCCCAGCGGGATATTGATAACGATTCTGCCGGCCCCTGCGGCCAAATATTCGGTCACGAAGTGAATACCGCAGGCGTTCTCGAAAGGGGGGATTAGAGAGGCCTTCATTTGCCCGTTTGAAAGCCACTTGTATAGAAGATCGTCGCTAATACCCATTAGGTCGGCTATTCGCTCAACAGACAGGTTTTTCCGCTCCCGTGCGTGGTCTTTGCACAGTCGAAAGGCGTCCCTCAGATTACGCGGGCGAACGTTTCTCCAATTCCGACGTTTTTTCTGAAAAGACATTATTTTCTCCTTCCGAAACCGGCTCTAGATGCAGGTCAAGCGAACGTGTACGATGCAGGTGAAATAAAAGAGGCGGAAATGAACACGTCACACCTTCTTATTACTATTCTTTTGGTATCTGGTCGGCCAGATCGTGGCCGGGGAGATACCGATGGCCTCGGCGATGACCCGCTCGCCCTTGGGCCAGCGGCGGTCGAGGGCGTTGGTCAGGGTGGTCGCCTGGGCGTAGCCGTGATGCAGCGACAGCCGGCGCAGGCTCCAGCCGGCTTTCCATAACGCGGCGACGATATCGGCGCGATGCCAGTCCGTAGGGGACTGTTTTTTTGCTTTATGGGGTGTGTTCATGGGACAAATAATAGCGCGGAATTATGCAAACATCAACCTAAAATTCGTTTCGTAGTTAAAATTTGACGCAATTCGCATGATTGCGCTAAATTCCTTTTAGATCAACACGTTATGAAAGTGCGAAATCCACACCAAGGTGCGAAACGCGTTTCGTAGTTATGTCGTCTAACTACGAAACGAAACTCGCGGCCAGAATTGCCCAGATTGCGGAGCCAAATGTAAGTGCGTTCGCAAAAAAGGCGGGGATCGGCGAAAGCTCCATGCGTCAATACATTGACGGGAGCACTCCTGGGCTTGCCAAGGCGGTCGCGATAGCCGATGCGGCTGGGGTGTCGCTCGAATGGCTGGCGACGGGGAGGGGGGCGCCGACGGCGGGCGCCGTCAACGAGTCGCCCGGCCATTACAAGATAATTTCTAATTTCGCAATGGTGCCGCGTTACGATGTAACAGTCATCGCGGGGCATGGTGCGCTGTCAGAACGAGGGAATGTCATCGACTACATGGCCTTTCCCCGTCCCTGGCTGATCCGCGAGGGGTTACATGAAGTAGATCTGGCGCTGATTCAGGCGCGGGGAGACTCGATGGAGCCGACAATATCCACCGGGGACTTGCTTTTAGTGGATTTACGCGAGAATATCCCGCGAGACGACGGGATTTACGTGATTCAAACCGACTTTCACCTCGTTTCGAAGCGGGTTCAACGCATGTTTGACGGCTCCATATATATAAGGAGTGATAACCCAGCCTACGATCCACAGCAGCTCGACGAGGCCCAGGTCGAGCAACTGACCATCGTCGGCCGCGTAGTCTGGGTCGCGCGGCGACTTTAGAGGGGAGAAAAAATGGAAGCATTTAGCGGTGGAATGCTATTGGTTGTCGTGCTGTTTCTTGTGGTCCTTTTCGTGTTGTGGGTCGTTCTACCCTTCGCCGTGTTCGGCATCAAGCGAAGGCTGGATGTCGTGATCGAGTTGTCGCGCTCCTCAAATAACAGCCTCAAGCGAATCGAGGCCGCGCTTGTTGCGCAAACCAAGCGAGGCACGGATGTGGCGCCTGTGGACCGCAGCGCGCGCACTCATCAAGATGTCATGAAAGTGAAGGCATCATCGAAGAAGCTCCCAGACGGCGGCCAGACCTGGCCGTCTCGCTGAAATCCTATGCGCAAAGCTCGTGTCGTTTTCGTGTTTTCGCCCTGAAACGTAACGACACGGGCTTTTTCGCTGTTTTCGACTTTTCTTTGTAAATCCTTTACTTACGCCATCCCGTCAAATACCGGTTTATCCCGTTTACTCCCATATCTCTTGTCGTTTCATAGGCCTGTGAGGCCACCTCTCCCGCTTGCGGG